CTTTATGTCTATATACTGTTTCTACCTTCGTAGGTTCCATTATTTTCATTAGTCTATTTCTCCTTTTTTAATGTTTAGATAGCTGATAGCTACATCAAACGAGTCAGAAGTACTTGACTGTACTGTAAAAGTTTTACCGCCTTCTACTATTAAAGGCTGTGTTAATAATTCTGTTGTTGTGTTAGCTGTTAATTGTGAAGATTTTATAGCTGTAATACTGTTGTTTGTAACAGTCACAGTAGGTGTGCCTGCGGATGTAACAAGAATAGATTTAATAATATAAGTTTCACTAACTAAAGGATTTCCACTTCCTAGGGGTGTAAGTGCTCCACCACTTGTGCTATTATCTATGCCTACAAATTTATATAAATTAGATATTGTCATTATTCTAAAAAGAAACTTTTAGCTTCTATTTCTTGTTTTACTTCTTCTTGAAAAGAGGTGTTTAATTTTGTTATTACAGCATCTAGGTCTCTAACTAAAGACTGTATATTTCTTTGTTCATACTCTTCTGTAGCTCTAGTTAATGATTGTACAATTTTTGCCATTATAAAATACTTGCTAGTCCTCCGTATGCAAACGGTCTTCTATTTGTGCCATCAATAAACCCACCATCTTTTTCTCCGCCACCTGGATCAAACGGATCGTTATATCCTGTTTCGTTACCTCTATTATCAAACTGTTGACCTGAACTACCGTCAGAATAACCATCATTACCTGCATAAGCTTGTGCTACTGTACGATCATCTCTTGCTTTTTGAGCAGCTTGTGCAGCTCTATTACCACCCCGACCTGCAAACGCGGCTTCATTTATATTACTTGCACCCATGCTTCTAAGATTATCTTCATATTGTTTTTGATTTTCTTTAAACATTGCAGATGATTCTAGGTATTGTTTATATTTAAATTGTTTTCTTGGATCGTTTTTTAATTCCTCAATTTCTTCTTCAGTCATGTTTGCAAATTTATCATTATAAATATCTAGTTGACCTTCAAGATAACCTTTACCCATAAGATTTTTACCAGTCATAGTTTTTAATATACCTGAATCATTAAATAATAATCCTTGACTAGCTAACGAATCATAGTATTGTTTTTGTGAATCACTTAACCCTGCTATACCATAAGTAGGACCACCTTCTCCACCCTTACCAATAAGTTTTGGAATAATTGTAAAAGGATTTATCATTCCTGCAGCCGTTATTGCAGCTTTTGCCCAACCAGGAAGATTTGTCATACCTTGTTTAGCGTTATTTATTAACGTAGCTAAAAACCCTCTTTTATCTTCTGCTTTTTCAAAAGCATCTTCAGACATACTTATGTTAGGATTATAACCTGGTTGACCAGCAATTCTACCCGATGCATCTACTAATTCATTTTTAATTCCAGGAAAATAATCAGTTTGAAATAGACCACCTGGAGCAGTTCCTCCTGCTTGAATTAACTTTTCATATGCAGGCAAAGAATCTGCACCTTCTCTTCTAACTGTATCTATATAACTGTTGCCAAAAACAGGACTAACGGCGGTTCCTTCTCCAAACATATTTCCCGCTAGATTAAAATTATTTCCTGCTAGATTAAAATTATTGTCACCACCAGAGTTTGCAAAAGCGTTTGTATTTACAATACCTTGGTTAACTACTGGTGCTTCTTTTGGTAAATTAAGACCTAGTCTATATTTTTCTTGAGGTAAATATTGATATTTTTTGTAAAGCTCTTGATCAGCTGCGTTGTAAAAAGCTACCATTATCTTCTTCCTCCAGGATGTATGTCTAATCTAAATGTTCCTAGTTTCCAATCTTCTCCAACAGCAGTATTGGCAACCTCTAAAGCTATTTGTCTAGCTCTTACACGCACATCTTTTTTAGTCGTAGAAGGACTACAAGTAAAGCTATTTGTAACTTGTGTGCTGTTTGGATAAATTCTTGTCTTAAATTTAATTGTTGTGTTTCCTGTTTGATCAATAAAATCTGGTATAAATCTACTAATTCTCATTATAAATTCACCGTCTCCTCTAATATCAGGCATTCCTACAGTTTGTCCTGTATTACTTCTACGTTGGGTAATGTCAAAATCACCAGAAACAATATTAGCAGGTATTGCAGTAACACCACTGGCATTAACTTGATCGGTCCCTGTTTCCTGATTATAATATATAGAAATTCCATCCGTGTTACCAATGACATCAAAAGAATCGTTGTCGCTAGCTGTAAAGTAGGTTGCGTTAGGTAAATTAAATACTGAAGAATCTTGCCAAGCAGTTCTTGCTAAAGATCCGGTAGTCCATATAGGTTGTTTTGTTGTTGAGTCTAAATAGTTATAGGTAACCTGTCTATTAACAACAGGTGATGCGCTGTTACAATAAAACCAAGTTATCTCTCCAAATAAATTATTTAAACCTGCATTAATGAGATCTCTTGCTGTTGTATTTAAATCATCGAAAACAAAGTCTTCAACTAAACATGGCATAGATTTTACTTGACCGTCGTATGTAAAGAAACCATTTTCAGACATCCAGTAGGGCGAACCATCAGCTTCAATAGCAGCGTTCTTACCAATCAATCCACAGTTAGTACCTACCTGTTGAAAAGAAAATGTAAAAGGCGCTCCAACAAATTGCATTAAAAATAATGCCGTATCTGTCCAAACATAAATTGCGTCTCTACCTTTAATGGCTCCTATGATTCTTGATCCGTCGGAAAGTCTTTGTGTACCTGCGGTATTATTTGCGGTAACCGTATAAGAATCGGTTTGATCAATACTTTCTTGATCTGAAAATCTAATAAACATATCGTCTTGTGTACTACTATTACCTACAGTTGTTTCTGTTCCAAAAAATACCAAGTGTCTATCGGGAGTTGATACTAACACATGTCTTGATTTTGTAGGAGCGTTTGGTATAATAGTTGCTCTTACAGAGGTAGCATTAGTAGGTGCGCCATCCCATTCAAAAACAGGTCCATTATAGATTAATGCAATAAGTTTTGTACCATAGTTATCTAAAACCCATAAACCTGGTGATATAGTAACATCTGTTGTAGAGGCATCACCCCATGCAACATAGTCAGTAATATTTGTAACTGTTGCTCCACCACTATGTGCTGCTTTAGTTGTGCCATTTATTTCCCTAGCTCCTCCGCTTAAAACTCCTGTAGCTGTATTGTTAGCTGTGTAACTAATATTTTCTGATCCGATTTGTATTTTTCCAGAAGAAGGAAAGGAAGTAGAACTAGTTAAAGGAATGTCGGTTACGGTATCATTTATAGTAGAAGCCAAAGTTGTAGTTACAGCACTAGTAGCTTGACCGCCGTAGTTTGCAGTTCCCCATCCAAAACCACCTACTTGTTGAGAAGGACCTACGTTGTAATAACAAAGAACAGAAGCTGATCCACCGTTAGTTACAGGAGTTCCTGATTCTACAGTAGTCATAGTTACTGTAAATGTGGTGGAACTGGGTACAGTTGTTACCATAAATTTTAAATCTTCAAACGAGGCATTGGTAAAAGTAGAGCCCGATAAACCAGTTACACTATCAAACAAAACAATGTCATTTTGTATTAACCCATGAGCCCCGGTACATGTAATAGTGACAGTAGGTGATGAGGCAGTTGTTGTAAAATCAACTCCGGTTAAAGTTTCTCTAATAGGATGAATATCGTAATATATGTCTCCTTGAAGAACATATAAAATTTTATTGGTTCCTATAGCAGCATATTTAACAGGGTCATTGTTCTCCCAATGATGTATGGCTCTTGCGGCACCTGTTAATTTACTTGTGCCATGTTGGCTCCAGCCACCTATTTTTTCGGGACTACCATATCTAAAACGAACATTATCACCATCAAACCATTGCCCTTCGGCTCCTGTTTCTGTAACTTGTTTGTTAAATCCCGGTGCAAATCCTAATTTTTGTAACATATTAATCCCTAGTTTAGTAGGGTTTATACTAGATTAAAAGATTTTTCAATTCTTAAAAAACCTCGTAAAACTTTTCTTTTTATATCTATCATTTTGGCAGTACTATATTCCAGTCTAATTCATTAAATAAATCTTCAAATAAAATATCTTTAGTGCTTTGTTTTTTATTATACCTATCTATTACATATTTATTTATTTCCAAAGTATCAAATATCACCCAATTAATATCTGTTTCAAATACCATTTTGTCTGCTGTAGACCGGGTACTACCTTTTTTCTGTAATTTTTCGTTATCTCCTTGTGACATACCTCGTACGTCGAATTTAAATATCTGATTAGATTTATTTTTTAACATTCCTTGCACATGCCAAGATTCCGTTTTACTTGGATAAGTAATTTCTTCTAAAAAAGAATTTGCAAATCTATGGATTATAGACATTCAATATTAAAATTAATTACGCAACGAATATCTTTGGTGGGTTGTTCTGCTGTATGTAATAAAGATCCATCAAACATAACTACTCTTCCTTTTTTAGGTTTTATTTTTCTAGTAAATCCATTATTAAAAATCACGGTATGTGCTTCATTATCAGTCACATAGTATAAAAAAACTTTGTGTTTTTTATCTGTATCTACGTGAGGAGTATCTAATTCTTTTGATTTTAAATTTAGAGGAAATTGTAAATTAGCATTAATTCTTAATATATTTACTTTATTATAATGCAAAGCTGAACAAGTAGAATCAAGAATAGGTCTTACATTATCTATGTAACTACTATTGGGTTCACTGTTTAAAACAAATATATGAGATAAAGCAGGTCTTCCTTGA